TAATACCTGTTTCAACAATACCCGGTTCTTATTTTGACCCTCTAATTAATCAAAGACAACCAACCACAATACAACAGTTAACAAATGCGTTCAGAAGGTCTGCGGTAGGTAAGTTTTTCAATAGACTAGTGGGGGCTGATAAGTCTGGTTCACAATTGTTTCTGAATAATACAGGTGGAGGACAGAAATCAAGGTTATTCGATAATATTGATTACAACAAATATAAACCAAATTATCAGAGAACAATCTTCGATAGATTAGCGGGAGCTTTGGTTGGAACAACAGTATCTAATAGTAATTTTTATGTTGGTTCAACAACCTCTGACCCATCAAGAGTGTTTTCGCCGGGTGGAGATTTACCAGTCAATACTTATGGACAAGAACAAGAAACTCCTGTTTACGGACCATCAGAGTTGGCTCAACTCTACGAAGGAGTTAGTAGAGAAATAAAGTTAGGGCCTAACGGACCAACATATAGTAATGGCGGCGGTATTGAAGGAGGATTTACATGGGTATCTCCGAAATACAAAGATAATGCTGGTAAGAAGGTTGGTATTGGTGGTGAAATACTTGACCAAGACCAAGACTTTAAACCATCATCATACAACAGCACGGAATCTACAAATATTGAATTCAGACAAGGTTCAATTCTTGACGATACTCAAAGAATTATTGATAGCCAACCTCAAGGTGGTAGGAGATTACAACACGTTGGTAATGCAATTGACCAAGTAAGTAAAATATTTCATGACGGGTATAATGAAATGACAAAGGGCTCTAGAGTATTAACATACACAGGTTCAATTGGACAAGAAGTCGGAACCGAATATTGTAGAGTGTTTGCAAAAGATATTCCATACCTTCAATACAACGACCTACAGAAGACGGATGGTATGACTACACAAGGTAGAAAATTTGCATACTCCGTAATGGATTCAACATACAACTTGAACATCGCTCCAAATAAAAGAGAAGGAGGACAAGATTCTACAAATTTAGTTTTAGATACTGCTGCTGGAGTTTCCTATGCTAAAAAATATATGTTCTCACTCGAAAATTTAGCGTGGAGAACATCTGCAACACCAGGTTTCAGTGTGGCTGAATTACCTATATGTGAAAGAGGACCTAACAGTGGGAGGGTTATGTGGTTTCCACCTTACGGACTAACGTTCAGTGAATCTGTTAGTGCGAATTGGAAAGGAACTGACTTTTTAGGTAGACCAGAACCTGTTTATACGTATACAAATACCTCAAGGACTGGCTCTTTATCTTGGAAGATAGTTGTTGACCATCCTTCAGTTTTAAATGTGATTGTAAACAAAGTCTTGAGTAATGAAACAAATAAAAATAGAGTTAATAGTATTCTCGAATCTTTCTTTGCGGGATGTAGGAAATATGATTTATACGAACTTGCAAAAAAATATTATACAGTATCACCTGGAGAATTGAATGAATTACAACAAATTATTAATTCAGGAGATTTAAGTAAAGAACAGTTAGGATTTGTCAGAGATTCTGTTGCGACAGGAAAGGACAATTTAGGTAATCAAGCAACATTAGTTGCCGAGCCAAGTCAAAACACACCAAGTGACAACTTAAAACAGTTTCAAAACTTTTCGCTGTATTTTCCAAACAATGACCCTGTTAAAGGAACGGTATCGAGTTATCCTTCATACTATTCGATTTATTTAGGTCAGACAGGGAGCACAAATTACAGTCAAGCTGATTTACAAAACTTTTTCTCAAATGTTGTTGTAAAAAATTATGACGAAATTCAGAATAATTTTTTTGTTCAGTTAGCTAGCACTTTGGAAAATAACCCAAATAGAATCGTTACAATTACTCTTGAAGGTAGTGCGTCTGGAGCCGGAACAACACCATACAATTTAACATTATCAGAAAGAAGAATAGATTCGGTTATAAAATTCTTTCAATCGGAACCCTCATTAAGTAAGTTTATTAACTTAGGAAGAATAAAATTCAAACAAGTTCCAAAGGGTGAAAATGCTAACGCTAAAAGATGGGAACCGAAAGAAGAGAGATTTGTCGAAACACAATTTAGTTGTAGTGATAGTGATGATAGTGAAAGTGTAAACAATAACTCACAAATATATTCGTTGAGTGCAATGGGTTGTAGAAGAGTTAGTATTTCATCAATAGTCGCAACAACAGGTGTTCCAAATCAACAACCTGCACAACCATCCCAACCAGCCGGTGGTCCTGGAAATGAACCTCTAAGACCAATAGCGGGTCAAAATATTGAGACTAAGATTAGAAAACCTGATAACATTACTAAAAGAGTTCTTAGAACACTATTATCTGAGTGTGATTATTTCGAAACTATTAAAGAAGAAACTCCTATGGTTTACGATTCACTCAAAGAAAAACTCAAATTTTTCCAACCAGCATTTCACTCAACAACACCAGAAGGTTTGAATTCGAGACTTACATTCTTACAACAATGTATGAGACCTGGCGATACAATTCCAACAGTGAAAGAAGTTGGAGGAAAACAAGAATTACAATTTAACGATGCTGTAAACACAGCCTTTGGAGCACCACCTGTTTTGGTTTTAAGAATCGGGGATTTTTACAATACCAAAATAATTCCTGATGGACTTCAGATTTCATATGAAAGTTTGGATATTAACCCGGAGGGAATCGGGGTTCAACCGATGATTGCAAACATTACAATGTCTTTTAAGTTTGTTGGAGGAAGCGGATTGAAAGAGTCAATTGATAAATTACAAAACGCGTTAACATTCAACTATTATGCTAATACTGAAATGTGGGATGATAGAGCGGACGTGACTGATGATAGTTTGAAAGTTTTAGATAAAGAGTTCTTACAGTTGGTTAATCAAGCGGCGGCACCAACGGTTAATCAGGTTCCAAATCTTAATGGTCAATCAAATGAAAATACGATTGGTGATAGAATAACCACTGTAGTCACTGCTAGCGGAGAAACTGGAACAATATCTTATCAACAATTCATGGATAATTTTGTTTCAACAACACAAACCTACTTCCAAACTGTTGTTAATAAGAGTAGAGATGCTCTGAATCAATATAATAATGCTATACTACAGAATTGGAGCACATCAAGAATTTATACAAAAGGAAATTTCTTAGTTACAACAAGTGATGATGTTTATCTATTTGGTAAACCAGATTCAATTCAACAAATAATTGATAAAGTTACCAATGATTTTATTGGAAATATTGAGTCAACTACTGAAGCAACTCAAGACCCATTTATGTTCTTCATAACAAGACCACAAAAACAATTTAATGAAAAGGCAATCAGAGAATTGAGAAAGAATTTTGTTAACTATGTCAAAAATAAAAAAGGAACATTCCAAAATGCCCTAACAAAAATAAATCAAGACATGGTGAACGCTCAGCAAACTTATTTACAATTTGTAAGTCGAGCAAATACCGCACCATATAATACTGGACCGGGAACACCTCAACTTGATGGACTACAACAAAAAAATGGATTTCTAAAATTATATAAAGTAAGTGGAACAACTCAAGTAGGAGCCGGTAGCACTGCTGCTGATACTCAAATAGAAATGACTGAAGACATTATTAAAATAAAAAGAAATCTGAACGAATTTTATTCTGCATCAACATCGTTGTCAGAATTTAATTATCAGGGGAATTTATATAAGGGATATCTTGTTTATGGGGAAACAAAAGAGAACACTACGGCAAAATCTATAGAAAGTGTTGTATTCAATCAATATTCCAAAGATGATATGTTTATAAAATTACCCTTCAAAAGAGAATATATGTTGTTGTCAAATGATTTGAAAAGTGAAAATTATCAAACATTCAAAAACGCTCTGATTGGTAATATAATTAATAACGATAAATTACTTGGGACTGCGGGTAGTAACACAAACATATCACAAGAATTTGATGCTTATTGGTTGACTCAAGCAAAGCCTTTGTTTGACCAAGAAAATGCATTAGCCCAATCTTTTGTGAATGAAATGGAGACAAATAAACTTAAAAACTTTATAAAGTATACACCATTTCCAAGTAAGACTAGACTGTTCAATTATGAATTGAACACTAATCCAAGTGATAATGAAAAGAAATTAATCACTGCTTTAGGAGCATCAACAAACCAATCAACGAATAAAGATACTTGGAATGACCCCCAAGGAGCAATATTTATTTCGAAAGTAAAACTTAACTAATGGGATTTCCTTATTATAATAGATATAGTGAGTTTCTTCTAAATGGTGAACAGACTGTAGTGCCTTATGTGAATATTCCACAAAAGACTACAGATAAGACATTTATTTATAAGGTAGCACAAAGTAGATTGGATAAGGTATCACAACAATTCTACAACTCACCTTATTTCGGTTGGCTAATTTTACAAGCCAATCCACAATTTGGTGGTTTAGAAAATAATATCTACGATGGTGCTATACTCGTAATTCCATTTCCGTTAATTCCGTCATTACAGGATTATAAAGGAGCCTTGGAAAATTATTTTTATTATTATGGCAGGTAACATTCAAGCGGATAACAACGGTAACATTTATGTTGAATTTGATTATAATAACATCATACTTGTTGACCCGAACCGAACAATTAATAATGACGGTAAAGTTTATGAAAGATTGGTTGACCATGAGAATCTTATCATGTATGCGAATCTTGAGGCTGATGTTTTGCCAAGAACAAAACTACTTGTTGGTGTTACTCCCGGAACAAACGTAAGACAAACCGTTTCGATTGCTAAGATAAATTTTTTAAGACCGGGAGAAAACAACTATTTCGGGACGGGTTATTATGATGAGTTGACCGGTAAAAATGCATTACAATCCCAAGCCACTAACCAACCATTAAACAGAGTTAATTTAGGGCAATCAGGTTCCAAGGGGTATACAAGTGCTACTGTCGTAGACCAAGAAAATGTTGTAGATAATGGACTATTAGGTATTACGAGTATTAGTGTAAAAGTTTCATCATCGTTTATTCCAACAGTATCGGTAGAACTTGAGGATGTTCAAGGAAAGGCTCTATTTCAGTTGGGGAACAACTCACCATATGCGGCGTTTTTTAACCTACCTTATCCTCAATTTTATTTGACGTTGAAAGGTTATTATGGACAGGCTATCAGATATCAACTCAATTTGGAAAAGTTCAATGCGAGATTCAACAGTTCCACTGGAAATTATACAGTTAGTTTGGAATTCAAGGGATTCAAGTTCAATGTTTTGAATGAGATATCTATCTCGCATTTGATTGCTACACCACACATGTATAGTAAAAGGTTTAACATTAATACTAGTAATGTTAGTTCAAACACATCGACAACTAACCAAAATTTACAACAACAGTCAAGTAATGTTCAAGCAAACAACTTAAACACAGATGCCTCAAAAGCGTCAACCTCAACATCAGCTAGTTTCGTAAGTGAAAAAGGTTATCAAAAGATTGTAGAAGTTTATAGTGAATACAAGTCGAAAGGGTTAATACCACCTGATTTTCCTGAACTTACAATGATGCAATTGATTAATAAGTTTGATACATTCCAACAGGAAATTGTAAATTCATATCCTAAGGTAAATGTTGAGCCATTGACGAACGTTAGAAACTACCTGAAGTCTGTAACAGAACTTCAAACCGCAGTTTATGGAACAAACAGTAGTTGGTCATTCAAATATTTAGACCCAAAGCCAATTGTGTTAGACAACAACACGAGAGTTTACTTTTTCAAAACTAATTTATTTAACAATTTAACACAAGAAGAGGTTGCAATTACAGAACTTAAAGGAATCTTTACGAAATATCTTTCAGTTTTAACTGAGAACCCCACATTAGGTGTTGGTCAACCATCTGAAATCAAATTGAATAACTTGGGTTATGATATGCTTTTAGATTCTTTCAACATCACTAATGTAAACTTGAACAAGACCACTCAACAATTTTTGGGTGTTAACAAACCAACTCCAGAGCAAGAACAACAGGTTAAACAACAGATTGAACTTAAGTTGATTCAGAGAGATGAAAATGTCAATGGAGTTTCGAAAAAAACTAACCCACCATTATTCATATTCGAAGGGAAGAACAGATTCATTCAAACAATTAATCAAATTACAACTGAAGCGAATAAAAAACTTCAAGAGTTTGAGGCGGCAATAACTCAGGATTTGAAAAACCGAATTCAGAGTCAATCTTTGGGAATTGGGTTTAATCCTACGGCAAGAAACATTATTGCTGTTATTATGGCAAATACTGAAGGTTTCTTAAGACTTTTAGATGATGTTCACACAAATGCTTGGAATGTTAAAAACGACCCTATTAGAAAACAAGTGATACAAAATAATGTATCCTCAGCACCAAACATTGAAGTAAGAAAAAATGCAAAAATTGCGGGTAATGCCGCAACTTTGAATCAAGGTTTGGTAACCGCAGAGGAACCTGTTTACCCATGGCCATCATTTTTCATTGAATCTCCAGATGATAAAAAAGGTAGATTTCAATTAACTTATATTGGTGACCCATCTGTTGTGGATTTAACTCAAGGTTATTTAACCGAAAGTTGGCCAGAAGTAGAGTTTGTTGAGGAATACATGAAAGGTTTGAACCAAAAGTTTTCTGTTCCTACATCTCAGTCACCAATTGAAAGTCAAAGAACAACTCCGTTGGTTAGTATAAATGCGATTGAGTTTCCACAAACAAATGTTCCATTTGCAAACAAAGAAGTTCTAAAGTTTTTGTATGAGATTTGGGAAAGACAATTCGTTACATCACACTATTCTAATTTTATTAGAGGGACTGCGAACCAACAAAATCAAATTGTTAACTTAAATAAAGCTGCGGACACAAATAACATAGTTGTATCTGTTGGAACAAATGCACCATTTTTGGCGTTTGACTTAAAAAATACGAATTACACGTCAGCTAATTTTACAACATTCCTAAGACAATATTCAAACGAAGGGACAGGAAAATCTTGGCAGGACTTCATTAGAGACTTTTTCATAACACCATACATCAAGGCTGAAGTAGAAACTCCGTTCAGTATTTTAGGAACTGATGAGCTAGGATTGGAGCCGCAGGTTAATGTGAACAAAGGTGAATTATTACAATTAGCTAAGGAGGCTCCAAACGACCCACTTATTATCGATACGTATCCTTTCAGAGACTATACTTGGAATGCTATAAATTTAGCCAACAGTGATGTTAGTCAATCACAACAAGTTTATAATACTAACAGAAGTCTGAAAGTTTTCACTGATAGAAATCAACTTTCGAATTTCGAAAACATTTATGATTATACTACTAACAGACCTGTTACAAATTTTTCTTATTTAAATGTTACCCAACCAAACTTCTTGGTTCAACCATTAGAGACTACACAAGTAACATTGAACGAATTTTATACACGAAGAACACCAAATGAATTTATCCCAACTGAGGGGTTTAGTTTATATAGTTCCCCATCAGGAGCGATGCCCGCTAAAAAGTCAACTTCCATTTTGAACACACCATATTTCGTAAATGCAATTCAACAAGGTGTTGAAAATGATAGAACTGGTAATACATATCCTTATGTAACGGCCGCTTATTTATTTTTGAATTCTCTTCCATTAGGAACCTTGAGAGAAAAATATAAGACTAATGGTCAAGCAACGGAATTGGATTATATTGCTTCAGTATTTAATAAGTTTGGTGCAATTCACAAAATGCCGTATGCTTGGGTTTTGAAATTAGGGTCGGTTTGGCATAGATATAAAAAATATGTTGACGATAATGTTGATATCTTAGATAGTGTTTGGAGAAATTTTGACTACATAAACAACTATGACCCTGTAACGAATAACGTTTCAAAACAATACGATGTAAAATTAAAAGACACATCAAACACAATTACAATCCAATTACAAGCACAAAACACACAACAAATTAGAATTCAACCCGGGTTTTATCCGAAGCTGGTGAACGATTTTAATTATTTTTATAATGGGTCAAATCTTTATAAAAACTATACATCATCGGAAATACAATCATCAATCAACGATGGTATGTTGTTATATCAATTTCCAAATTCTAATTTCAATACTAGTCAAAACAACGTTAGTCTATCTTTAGCAACATGGTCTGTTTTAATACCAAAAAATATTAACGACTCTTTTACAACTCCAAACGTTTGTGTGCCTGCGGTTACATCACAATTGGATAATGATTATTATGTTATTCCATCTTTTGGTGTGAATTTGAACCAAACTAAATTTGAATGTTTAAATAAAGATACTCAGGCAAATACAGTGGTTAATCTAACGTTTAATCCTTCAATGTATAATGGTTCTGTTAGAACTTTATGGTCTGCTCCAAACTATGGATATTTCAATTCAGATGAAATAAGAAAACCGCTTTACAACGAGTATATGACTCACATTTCTCCAAACTCGTCGGTATCACCTATGTTATTGAATTCAATTTCAGGGTATAGTAAAATCGAAGAGATATTTGCGGTTTTTGATACAAAGACACTAAACCTGATGGAACAAGAATTCTTGAATTATTGTAAGCCAATTACAAATGTGTCTTATAGAATCAATCAATCCACGATAGATTCTACCCTTATTCAAATGGACTCAAACTTCAGAAACTTCCAAAGTTTTATGAGGAGCACCATGACAGTATTCCCAACAGCCCCGAGCAACAGAACGGAAATACTTTTCCAAGATACAATAACGAAACAATTTGATAACTTTAATTCACAGATTAAAGGTTTCATGCAGTATGATGTGGTTTTAAGAAATGGTAACCCATCCAACTACAGTAGAAGGATATTTGATTCTTACGTGAGTTATCAAAACACTGTTCAAAGAGTCGTTAGTCCGATTGCCTTTACACCATACGTTACAAATAGTGTGCCTACACTAGGTGGTAATGTTACCTTGGCTCAATCAAGACAAAGATATCCTAATGAGTGGAGAACTTTAGAAAAAGAAGTTGGATTTTCAACAATACAACAATTGACATATAAAGACAGTGGTTCATATATAACAGACTTTTTTCCTGACAACAACCTTGGATTTACTGTTGAAAACATCGTCCTGTGTTCGAAACTAATAAAGATGTATGCAACACAGAAACTACTCAACCCAAGTCTGAATGCCTCAACATTCAAAGGTCAATTGAATACCTATCTGAATGGTCTCAACACATATCAAGATTTATTGTTGAATCAAGTGATAGCCGGATTCAAAGCGGGATTACCAAACGTATCTCAACCGACTGAAGCGACCATCAACTCTCAGATTCAAAGTATGCAAGGTAAGGTTGAGACTTATGAAGTTTTCAAAACATTAAATGACAAATGGGTTGCGGGTTCTGACTTTAAAACCAAAACACTTTTCGAAGACATATTGTTTTTAGATAGAGCGTCAAGAAACATAGGTGATACGATTATCTTAGACATATTCGATATAAAAAGTATGTTGAGTAAGAATTACCTTAACGAAGGAATGTCTGTCTATACTTTGATAAGTGGAATTCTAATGAAAAATAACTTCACTGTTATGCCACTACCGGCGTATGTTAATTTCTACAACGTTCAAGATGTTGATGGGTTAACGGTTGCAAACCCAGAAGGTTCACTAGAGTTTGCGGATAATTTGTGGGGAACTTTTAGGAATGTAGATTATAGAAAGTCGGGACCTAAGATGGTTTGTTTCTATGTTGGTAAACCTTCAGGTCATCTGAACTTGCCGAATATTGTTTCGGGGTATGGAGATGATTCTTTTGAGTTTAGAAGAAGTAGTGAGGTTCCTTTATTGGAAGACCAATTGGGAAAAACCGACTATGCAATTTCAAATAAATGTGTGGGATTTAACGTTGATATTGGTATAAGAAACCAAAACATATTCTCATCATTTAGTGTTGGTCAAGATAATGGAAAAGCGACTTCCGAGTCAATTCAGGCTGTTCTCGAAATGGCAAACCAAACAAATACAAGAACAGTTGGGAACCAAAATGCCAGTTTATATAACTATTATAAAGGTAGAAGTTATACTTGTTCTGTTACTGCATTAGGAAATGCTTTAATTCAACCAACAATGTATTTTAATTTGAGACACGTTCCAATGTTCAACGGTCCATATATGATTACAAGTGTATCTCACACAATAAGTGCTGGAAACTTCATAACTGAGTTCGAAGGTGTTAGACAAGGGGTATATGATTTACCACCAATAGATAACTTCATTCAGTCAATCAACCAAAACCTTCTTACTCAAATTGAAGCTTTGGTTGTTAATAAGACAGACCAACCAACAACACAAGGAACAACTACTCAAGCAACTGCAAATAATGTCGTTCAAGATGCAGATGAAAATACTTTAGCGGCACAAAACTCATGTAGCGCGAACTTAGATTCGTCTTATATTTCATGGGTAACGACAGGTGTTTCAGAAACATCTATAAGTCAGTTAGACTTTGCGGCGGCAATCAAAGCGTCGGCACCTAATAATGTTGCATTACAAACTGCAATATACATGATAAGTTATGTCAGAGCATACAGTAAGAGTCTTTCAGATACAGGTCGATTCTCAAGCTGGGATTATAACTTTGGTCTTATTACTTTGGATAAGGATAGTTATTCACAGACTGAAAACTTTATCCAAAATTCTTTCTTTTGTGTCAACACAAAAACACTTGGTGGTCTTAAGCAACTACCGGCAGCAAGATTCAGAAATCTTGACTCATATCTTACATATATGAAAAACATACTTGGAAATAGAATCAATGAAATTCAAGACCAAGGAGGTTTGTTGAAATATTATGTGACATCTTTTCCTGTTGATAACATGACATCGGAGCAGTATGAAAAAGATAAACAAAGATACGTTGAAAATTTCTCAGCATTGTTTGTTGCGGCGGCTAAGAGTGCGTCTGATAATGGATTGAAAGGTGGAGTTGTAGTCCAAGAAACACCGGTTCCTCAATCACCTCAAAGTCAAGGTAATACTCCGGCACCAACACCAACATGTCCACCAACAACGGTATCTTCATATTCACCGACAACAGCGGCACCAGGAACAATTATAACAATTAATGGAACTAACTTAGAATTTGTTAGAGAAATATTTGTGGATAATCAATTGGTAGACATAAGGTCAATACAATTAATTGGAACAACCAAACTTAAATTCTCGGTTCCAACAATAACCGGTGGAGTTCCTGGTATTCAATATAATATAACCTTAGATAGTAGTAATAATTCGGCACCAATAACATTAACACCACCACTTACATATGCATAGAATGTAATTTAACTATTTCATTATATTTATAATAAACATATTTTTTATGAACATTAAAACAGCCTTAGACAATTACCTTGGAAAGTCAGTTAGATTTTCTGAGCAAGACAACGGTAACGGAACAAAAGAAGTTTGTGATTTAGACACAGGCGAATGTTATGTTGTTAGAGAAAAAGATGGATTGATTGAAAGAGCGGGACATCAAGTATACACGAATAGAAAAGTTAAAGTGGAAACCGCACACGGAATAAAACAATTATTAAACGGATAATAAAATGAGTTTAGACAAAAAAATTCTAAGTGAAATTCAAAGATACAAGAGTATCAACAAATACATTAATGAGCAAGAAGCTCCATTACCACCAACAGACCCTGTGGCTGATGAAGTGACTGCGGCAATCCCACCAACAGGTGCGGGTGAAGGAGCACCCGCGGCACCAGCAGCTCCAACGGCGCCGGCAACACCAGAAAAGATTGATGTTGAAAATGACCCTGACGTAGAAGTAATCGACGATGAGGGTGACTCTACAGAGGGTAGTGAAGACGGAACAGAAGAGTTAGAAATAACTGACCTTGTGGATTCTCAAAAAAACATCGAACAAAAACAGGACGAGTATTTCAATAACCTTTTCGGACAAATCTCAAAGCTAGAATCAAAACTATCTGAAATGGATGCTCTAATGAATAAACTCAATACTATTGAGAACAAAATCGAAAAGTATAGAGAAAAAACTCCACAAGAAAAGTTAGAATTAAGAACTTATGATTCATATCCTTTCAACCAAAAGTTATCAGATTTCTTCGATGACAAAAAAATTGAGATGGAAAAAACAGGTAAAAAAGATTATGTTTTAACTTCAGATGAAGTTGAAGACATAAATCCGACTGACATTAGGAGTTCGTTCCAACCAGGTCAAGACACGGTTTAAAATTTTCAGAAGGTCATCGAAAGATGACCTTTTTTATTTGACATCAGAGATACTTTCAACTATATTTATAATTCAATTTAAACACTTTAATTATTTAAAAATGAGTAATGTATTAGACGCCGTATTGGCACAGTATGAGAAATCACAAAACGCATCGGGCGGGGCCCAAAGTAAAATGTCGCAAGACGAAAGAATGAAAAAGTATTTCGCTTTAATCCTTGGTGATAAAGAGAAATCAGGACAAAGAAGAGTAAGAATCCTTCCTACTCAAGATGGTTCATCACCATTTAAAGAAGCTTGGTATCATGAAATCCAAGTCGGTGGTCAATGGCAAAAGTTCTATGACCCAGGAAAAAATGACAATGAACGTTCACCTTTGAATGAGGTTTACGAAGAGTTAATGTCAACAGGTAAAGAATCTGACAAAGAATTGGCGAAACAATATAAGTCTCGTAAATTCTATATTGTAAAAGTAATTGATAGAGACCACGAAGAGGATGGCCCAAAGTTTTGGAGATTTAAACACAACTATAAGAATGATGGTATCTTGGATAAAATCATTCCAATTTGGAGAAACAAAGGTGACATCACTGACCCTGAAAAAGGGCGTGACCTTATCATCGAGTTAACCAAATCTAAAACCCCTGCAGGTAAGGAGTATACAAGTGTGTCAACAATTATGTATGATGACCCAACTCCTGTTCATGAAGAGAAAGAACAATCAAATGCTTGGGTTAACGACGAATTAAGTTGGACAGATGTTTATTCTAAAAAACCTGTAGAATATCTTGAGGCTATTGCTCGTGGAGAGACTCCAAAATGGGACAGCGAAAAAGGTGGATACGTTTATGGTGATTCATCTGTTGAAACAACAACAGTTGGTGGAAGTAAATCTAAAGAAAAGGTTGCTGACCCACAAGCAGATTCAGAGGTAGATACTGATTTACCGTTCTAATTTTATAACCAAGGGTGGTGAGAGCCACCCTTATTTTTTTTCATATGACATTTAAAGAAGAAATTGAAATACAATCAAGAGATAATAAAGTATTGTCTTACGAGATATTAAGTCAATTAAAAGATAAAAATTACTTCTCAGGTAGAAGTAAACAAATTGGTGATACGGTCCTTTTTGGTATGTTAAAAGAAGAGGATGAAGACGGGGAATTACACATTAGATTAGTGACTTTCCACGAGGAGGAAATTGGCACCTTATATGAAGAAGATTCTATCTTCTACAAAAGACCGAAAGAAAACAAATTACCAAACATTAAAAGAATAGAAAATGGCAATCAAGAAGAACAACTTTAATAAAGTTAAAGAGAAGTTTTCAACTTCAGCAAAATATAAGCCCCAAAGATTCCTCGACTTAGGTGGGGATTTCTTGGATGCAGTGGGTCTTCCTGGACCAGCAATTGGACACTTGAATATGTTCTTGGGTCACTCAGATACAGGTAAAACAACTGCAGCTATTAAGGCGGCTGTTGATTGTCAAAAGAAAAAGATACTACCTGTGTTTATCATCACAGAACAAAAGTGGTCTTTCGACCACGCAAAACTTATGGGTTTTGAATGTGAGGAAGTAGTTGACGAAGAAACAGGAGAAATGGATTGGGGTGGATTTTTCATCTTCAATAATAACTTCAGTTATATTGAACAAATTACTGACTACATCAACTCATTGTTAGATGCTCAGGAAAAGGGTGAATTAGACTATGAAGATGAAGATGGACAACAATCACCAAGCTTATGCTTTATATGGGATTCTGTAGGTTCTGTGCCGTGTAAGATGACCTTCGATGGTAAAGGTGGTAAACAACACAACGCATCAGTATTATCAGACAAGATTGGTATGGGTATCAACCAAAGAATTTCAGGTTCAAGAAAGGCAGATTCTAAGTGGGAAAACACTCTCATTATTATTAATCAACCTTGGGTTGAATTACCTGATAATCCATTCGGTCAACCAAAAATCATGGCTAAAGGTGGAAACGCTGTATGGTTAAACTCATCATTGGTGTTCTTATTCGGTAATCAAAAAGGTGCGGGAACAACTAAGATTACTGCAACAAAAGACAAACGTTCTGTTAAGTTCGCAGTTAGAAGTAAGGTATCTGTATTAAAGAACCACATTAATGGTTTAGGTTTCGATGACGGTAGAATTATAGTTACACCACACGGGTTCTTAGCTGGAAAAGAATCATCTGAAGAAAAAGCTTCAATTGAAAAATATAAAAAGGAACACGCCGAGTATTGGAAAAATATCATCGGAGCAGATGGTGATTTTGACTTGAAAGAAGAAAGAGAAGATTAGTAACCTTTTAAACAAACTATGTGTCTAAAACTTTATTGGTAGACGGAGATAATCTTTTCAAGATTGGTTTCCATGGTGTTAAAGAACTCTATAATGATGGTGCTCACGTTGGGGGTGTTTATCATTTTATTAATACTCTTCGCCGATTCTTGGATGAACACAACCACGACAAAGTCGTGGTCTTTTGGGACGGAGATTCCAATTCCTCAATAAGAAAAAGTATATATCCGTTGTATAAGGGAAACCGAAGACAGGATATGAATGATTACAAATACGAGTCTTACTTGCAACAAAAAGCAAGAGTAAAGACCTATTTGGAGGAGGTATTCGTGCGACAAGTTGAGATGATAAATAACGAAGCTGACGACCTGATTGCCCACTACTGTAAAATTGCTACACAAGAAAACATTATTATATTCTCAGCCGACAAAGACCTAACCCAATTGATTTCTGAACGTGTAACTATTTATTCCCCTGTTCACAAACAATATTTCAAAAACGGTGATAAGATTTCTATTAACAAGGTGGACATTCCTCATCAGAATGTAACCGTTTGTAAAATCTTCACGGGAGATAAGTCAGATAACATTGAAGGTATCGAGGGACTGGGTGAAAAAACTTTGGTCAAATTATTCCCACAAATGCAGGAAAAATCCTGCACTGTCGAAGAATTGTTGGATATTGCACGAAATATCCCGCAAAAGAAACCTATGAAAAGTTTATCAAATATTTTGACAGGTAAGACAAAAAGTGGTATACTTGGAGAAGAGTTTTACACAACAAATTCTAAAATTGTTGACCTTAACAATCCGTTAATCACTGATGAAGGAAAACAACTTGTAGAGCAAATTCACACCGACACAATTGACCCCACCGATAGAGGATATAAGAATTTAATGAGACTGATGATGGAAGACGGTCTCTTTAACTACCTACCTAAGAATGATGAGGCTTGGGTAAACTTCCTAAAACCATTCATGAAATTAACAAGAAAAGAAAAACGAAACACAAACAAAAATTAAAACTATGAAAGAACAAGACAGCACGAAAATGGAATTTTTGCTAACCTTGAATGACAACATTGTTGTCCAAAGATTCTTTAATGTAAGAGGGTATAACCCGAAAGCGAAAAACTCTGTGGAGCTTTATGAATACATTAAAGGTTTGAAAGAAGAGCTCGATTACTATCTTAAAATGAAGACAGTTATCTACATGATGGATAATAAAGAGTCTATCATTCATGACCCAAAGATTATGGAGACTTCATTCACTGAAGGTCCGGAAATCTTTAACCTTTTTGTTAAGGTTGGAGAACAGACAATTTGTCAGAGAATTTTTGACGGAAAAAAGTTTCCACCAAAAGTTCGTTATACGGTTGATGTAAGACCATTTTTAAAAGATGTCCTTCGTGAATTAACTGACATTTTTTCAAATCCTGAATTAAGTTACCAATATTTGGAATTTGATTTGAGTAAGTAAGTATTTAATATTATAGAGGGGTAAGTTTCAATTTATGAATAAAAATTTTGATTATTTAGGCAATCAGTTTCAGTTACAATTATTAAACCAAATTATAGAAGATAAGGACTTTTCATCATCTATTATGGATGTAATTGAATCTTCGTATTTCGATAACAAGTATTTCAAAATCATTATTCAGATGATTAAAGAATACTTTTCGAAATATGAGTCAACCCCTAATTTTGACACTTTAGAACAGATTGTTAAATCTGAAGTATCACAAGAACTTGTGGCTAAAATTGTTTTGGATACTCTAAAACAAGTTAAAGAAGCACCGTTCGAAGGAACAGTATTTGTTCAGGAGAAGGCTTTGAAATTCTGTAAGCAACAAGAGCTTCAGAAGGCTATGGATAGAGCACAAAAAATTATTACCGAAGGGGACTTTGAATCTTATGACAAGGTTGAAGGATTAGTGAGAGAGGCTCTACAGGTTGGTCAAACAGATAAAGGAACCTCAGATATTTTTACAGGTTTAGATACCGTTTTGGAGGAAGACTATCGTCATCCAATTCCAATGGGCATTGCTGGCATTGACAAACTTCTTAAGGGTGGTTTAGCTAAGGGAGAGATTGGTGTTATCTTAGCACCGACAGGTGTTGGTAAGACGACTATCCTAACAAAGATTGCAAACACCGCCTTCAACATGGGTTATAATGTTCTTCAAATATTTTTTGAAGACAACCCAAAGATTGTTCAAAGAAAACACTTTACGATTTGGACTGGTATTGAACCCGATAATCTTGCAAACCACAAAGAAGAGGTTATGTCTAAGATTACCGAGATTCAAGAAACAATGAAAAACAAATTGGTTTTAAAGAAACTTGCATCAGACACTATGACTATGAATCAAATCAAGAATCAAGTTAGAAAGATGATTGCTGATGGAAATAAGATTGATTTGATTTTGTTGGATTACATTGATTGTGTTCTACCTGAATCATCTTCGAAAGATGAGTGGAAAGCCGAAGGTTCTGTAATGAGAGGGTTCGAGGCAATGTGTCACGAATTGAATCTCGTTGGATGGACT